CAATATTCTGCGAACGTGCAGATGCTATCACAGCAGATGGGTTCTCGTCTTCGTGATGCGGTGCGTATTGAGAATGTTATTGGAAAAAATGCCTTTATCGACCAAATTGGTGTAGCGACGGCACAGCTTCGCACATCAAGAAATGCCGACACTCCTCAGATTGATACCCCACACGGGCGTAGACGTTTGAGTCTTGCTGACTATGAGTATGCTGACCTGATTGACGACCAAGACAAGGTTCGTATGCTTGTTGACCCAACCTCAACATATGCCCAAGCTGCTGCGGCTGCTATGGGTCGTGCAATGGATGATGTCATCATTGCCGCTGCAACAGGTACAGCCTCAACAGGCGAGACCGGTAGTGGTTCAGCAACCCTAGATGCCACAGCCAACTCTGTTGGTTCAGCATCATCAAACGATGGTTTGACAATCGCCAAGCTGACTGAAGCAAAGCGCAAGTTAGACCTCGCTGACGTTGACCCTTCTATCCCACGTTACATTGCAGTTGGCCCAAAGCAGATTGAAGATTTGCTTGGAACAACCCAGGTAACTTCATCAGACTTCAACACCGTCAAGGCGTTGGTATCTGGCGATGTGGATACATTCATGGGCTTCCGCTTCATTATGACGAACCGTCTTGCTATTGACAGCAACGACATTCGCAAATGTTTCGTGTGGGCTGAAGATGGTCTTACTTTGGGTATGGGCAAAGACATTTCTGCCCGTATTGATGAGCGTTCAGACAAAGGTTACGCAACCCAGGTTTACTATTGCATGAGCATCGGTGCGGTGCGCATGGAAGAAAACAAGGTTTGCCAAATCTTCTGTGACGAAACCCCAGACTGATAGGAGACAGAGATGACTACTAAAAACTCAACGCTTGTAGCCAACTTTGAAGCTACTCCTCAAGTTGCTAATGATGCCCACAATCTTCACGGTGTGTTGCGCGTGGCATCAGGCACGATTGCATTGGGTACTGGCGACAGTGCTAATGATGATATCGTGATGCTGGCACCTATTCCTAGTAATGCTTCTGTAGCTGCTTTGTTCATTGGTTCAGACACCCTTGGCGGTAGCTGTGCATTTAACGTAGGAATTTACAAAACTGACGGAACAGTCAAAGACGAGGATGTTTTTGCAACTGCTGTACTTGATGCTGGAGCAATGACAGACGTTCGTTTTGAGGCTGCTGACATCAACACTGCTGGTCAGCAGATGTACGAGTTGGCTGGTGATTCATCTGACCCAGGTGGCTACTACTATATCGCTGCAACAATGTCAGCGGCTGGTGGCACAGCGGGTGATATGTCTTTCATCATTCACTATGTTGTAAACTAAGTAATATGAGGGCGGGAAACCGCCCTCATATAGCTCATCATACTGGAGGGCAATATGATGAAACCGTGCGGAGACTTCCGCTGGGATTTAGAAGTAGGCCAAATAGCTGAACAGTGGCTAGGCGGCATACTCAGTGGAAACACCATAGAGGTGAAAAGGGATTTTGTAGCTTCACGAACTGGCAATGTGTTTGTGGAGTTTTTTTGTAGAAACAAGCCTAGTGGCCTAGCAACGACAAAAGAAACCCATTGGGCGTTTATACTTGATGATGAAACTGTGGTATTATTACCAACAGAGAAATTAAAAGTGATAGCAAGAGAAGCATACCGAAAGCGCGGCCCCGTAATAGGTGGCGAAAAGAATCTAAGTAAGGGCGTACTGATTAGAGTTGAAAGGCTAGTAAACCATGCCATCAGTTGTTGATATATGTAACCAATCACTAGACTTGCTAGGTGCTGCTACTATTACAGCCCTAACAGAAAACTCTAAAGAAGCCAGGCTCTGCAACAGAAACTTTGAGTTAGTACGAGATGCTGTGCTACGCGCACACCCTTGGAACATAGCAGTTACTAGAAAAGCACTACCTCAAGATACTGCCACACCAGCGTTCGGCTTTAACTTTCAATACACACTACCAACAGACCCGTTTTGCTTACGATTGTTATCGTTCTGGGATACCAGCGTTGATAACGAGATAGCGGCATATGATAGCAATGTCATGTATAAGATTGAAGGCCGTAAGATTTTATCTAACGAGAACGTCTGCAACATTATATACATAGGCAGAGAGGCTGACACAGAGCAATACGATGCGTTGCTAACTTCCACCATTGCACACAGATTGGCTGCTGAGATTGCTTACGGCGTTACAGGCAGTTCTACTTTGTCGCAGGGTATGCAGGGATTGTACGAGCAAAGATTACGAGAAGCTAAATCAATAGACGCTATGGAAGGATACCCAGAACAGCCAATCGCAGACACCTTTACTAACTTTAGGTTGTAACATGGCCCGTGTATCCAGCATTATCACCAACTTCCGCGCTGGTGAAATATCGCCAAAGCTAGAAGGTCGCATTGATTTACAGAAATACAGTGAGGCTACGCAAACGCTAAACAATATGTTGGTGTACCCATCAGGCGGCGCAACGCGCAGACCGGGGACATTCTTTGCTGGGCGTTCTAAAGATGGCGGCAAGGTGCGCTTGACCAACTTTGAGTTTAGCGACGAACAGGCTTATGTTTTAGAGTTTGGCGCAAGCTATATCCGCTTCTACAAAGATGGCGGCATTCTTACTGAGACTGTGAAAAATATCACAGCGATTACAGCGGCGAACCCTGCTGTTGTGACATCTAGTTCACACGGTTTCACAAACGGCGACAGGGTGTTTATAAAATCTGTTGTTGGCATGGCCGAGTTGAATAACCGTGAATTTACTGTGGCTGGCGCAACAACTAATACTTTTGAGTTGTCAGGCATAAACAGCAGCAGTTTTACTGCTTATAGCAGCGGCGGCACCGCTGGTAAAATTGTAGAAGTAACTACAACATATTCAGTCACAGACATATTTGAGATTAACCACGCACAGTCTGCTGATGTTTTGTTTCTGGCGCACAAAGACCATGCACCAGCCAAACTAACACGCACGACAGCTACCAGTTTTACACTGACTGATATTGACTTTATTGACGGCCCATACCTTGATGAGAACGACACAGACACAACTCTGTTTGCTACATCTTCTACAGGCACAACACATTTAGTGTCATCTGCCTCTTTATTTTCTAGTACGGATGTTGGAAGGTATGTTCGCTTCAGAGAAGTCTTAGAGATTGACCATGATTTATGGGAAGCCAGCAAAAGCTATGCGGCTAATGTAACGGTCAGGTTTGGTGGTCATGTTTATAAACAAGTGACAGGTTCTACACAGACATCCGGCAACACACCGCCAGTGCATGTCTCAGGTGACGAAACATATGGTGCTATCACTTGGAGATACGTCCATGATGATACAGGCTATGTGTCGATTGTCAGCCTTAACTCACAGATAAGCATTGGCTCAAAGTCTGGAACATACACACTAGGTGAAACAGTCACAGGCGGCACATCCAACGCAACAGGGGAATATGTTTATGATGACGGTACAACTATGTACCTTACTGGCATATCAGGAACATTTCAAAGCGGTGAGACACTAACTGGCGGCACATCTTCTGCAACATCAACAAGTTCAAGTCTAGCCTCAACATCTGATAAATCTGTAAAAGCTACTGTAAAAGAAGATGATGAGGGAATATCAGCGTTACCAGATTCTATTGTCGGTTCGTCCGGGGCAACAAAACGATTTTCACTAGGTGCTTTTGGTGGCGACCAAGGCTTTCCAAAGGCTGTGGGTTTCTATGAGCAGCGACTTTATTTTGCTGGCACAACTGCCAAACCACAAACAATATTTGGTTCAGTAAGTGCAGACTTTGAAAACCACACACCTGGCACAGAGGACGATAACGCGGTAAACCTGACGATTGCATCCGATAAGGTTAATGTTATCAGGCATCTTTTACCAGCAAGATTTCTACAAATATTGACAACAAGCGCGGAGTTCACACTTTCTGGCGGCACAGGTTCTACACCAGTAACGCCGTTGAACGTCAACGTATTGCGTGAAACAACATTTGGAACATCAGACATAAGACCAGTCAGGGCTGGCAACAGCACCATCCTTGTCCAAAAGGGCCAAGAGAAGGTAAAAGAGATTACCTTTGACTTGGATACTGATGGCTTGCTGGGCATTGACTTGACTATTTTGGCTGACCACATTCCACGCGGTGGCCTGACTGACATGGTTTGGCAACAAGAGCCAGAACTAATCTTGTGGTTTGTGCATAGTGATGGTCGTTTAGTTGGTCTAACATACGACCGTGCCAATGCTGCCGTAGGCTGGCATGACCACAACATCGGTGGTAGCGGCACTGTCGAGAGTATAACCGCCATCCCATCAGGGGCAGAAGACCAAGTTTATGTGTCAGTCAAGCGCACGATTGATGGCAGTACAGTTCGTCACATTGAATTTATGAAAACTATTGAGTTCGGTAACGATGTGACTGATGCGTTCTTTGTAGATAGCGGACTTACATATAATGGCTCGGCTACTAGCACGATTACAGGGCTGAACCACCTAGAGGGCGAAGTTGTGTCTATTTTGGCTGATGGCGCGACACACCCAGACAGAACAGTATCGGCTGGCGCGATTACATTAGACAGAACTGCATCTAAGGTGCATGTGGGGTATGGGTATTCCTCAACAATAGAAACACTGCGGCTTGAGGCTGGCGCAGATGATGGTATTGCACAGGGTAAGATAAAGCGTATCCACGGTGTAACCGCACGTTTCTTTAATACTGTCGGTGCGGAGTTAGGGCCAGACACAGCCAACTTAGACAGACTACCATTCCGTGATAGTAGCATGGATATGGACGAAGCTGTACCGTTGTTTACTGGCGATAAAGAGATATACTTTCCGTCAGGATACGAGACAGATGCACGAGTTATCATCCGGCAATCACAACCATTGCCTATGACTGTGCTGGCAATTATGCGGAGGTCAAACACATTCGATGCTTAAAGTAGTGGACTTTGATGAATCATTTATTGATGAAATAGAGACTGGCTTTGACTTCCCTGCTGAAATGAGGGCGGCGTTCCACAACAAGTGCAATATGTTTGGGTACGGTATTATGCGCGATAATCAGGTTGTGGCCGTTGGGGGTGTGTATGAGTTATGGTCAGGCGTAGGTGAGGCGTGGATGGTTATGTCTAAACATGCCTATAATTGGCGCATTTCTATAGCGAGGTATTCACGCATCCTATTTAATAGTATAATGCAAACCAGCGGGTTACATCGCATACAGGCCAGCATCAATGAACTAGATGTAGAGGCTATCAGATACGCCAGATGGATTGGGTTAGAGGATGAGGGCATGATGAACAAATATGGGCCAGACGGTACAAATTACTACCGCATGGCAATGGTGTTGTAATGGGCATGGAGGCGTTGGCCGCTGGCGGCTCAGTATTAGGTGGTGTTCTCGGTTACAAAGGCAACCAAGCGGCGGCTAAACAAGCGCAACAAGTCGCAGAGTTCAATGCACAAGTTGCAGAAAACGAAGC